GTATCAGCACATCCGGGCGATCTACAACCCGGTCTACCGGCAGGTGGAAGCCTATACCGCAAAGGTCTACGGCGGCGGCCTGGACTTCGAAGACCTGACAGCCGGCGCAATCCCGATCATCATGGCCGACGACACGCTGCGCGCCGCGATTAAGCAGGTGTGGATTTGGTCGAATTGGCGCAGCGCGAAAAGCGTCTATGTCCGGCAGGGCGCGACGTTGGGCGACGTGGCGCTTAAAGTGGTCGATCAGCCGGATCGCGGCAAGGTGCGGATTGAAGTCCTGCACGCGAGCAAGATCAAGGACGTCGAGTTTGACAGCGTCGGCAACGTCAAGCGCGTGGAAATTGAATATGCGCGCGACGACGACAGCGCCAACAACCTGCGTGATCGCAGCTATGTCTATACCGAAGTGATCGACGGTGAGACGTTTGCGACCTACCGTGACGGCGAGCCGTTCGCCTTCTACAACGACGCGAATGGCAGTCCGATCCCAAGTTGGCCGAACCCGTATGGCTTCGTGCCGCTGGTCATGGTCAAGCACAAAGACCTGGGCCTGCAGTTCGGCGCAAACGCCTTTCATTCTGCGCTCGGCAAGATCGACGAACTGAACGACGCGGCCAGCCTGCTCAATGACCAAGTCCGTAAGGCGATCAACGTCATGTGGTACTTCGCGGGCGTGACGGCGAAGGACGACCTCAAGAGTACGGCCGGCGAACGCGACAAACTGCCCGCGATCTACGGGCCGGCCGACTCGCAGCCGTTCCCGATGATTGCCAACATCGACATCAGCGCGGCCGGCGTGAATGTGGAACGGATGCTGGCTGAACTCGAACGCGACATGCCGGAATTGTCGATGCACCGGCTGCGCGATGGTGGCAACCTGACCGCGCCGGGCGTGCGCAGCGCCTACAACGACGCGATTGACCGCTTCATTGAAGCGCAGGGCAATTACGACGATGGCCTGATCCGCGCTCAGAAGATGGCTGTCAGTATCGGCGGCTTCCGCAAGTATGAAGGCTTTAGCGCGTTCGACCTGGACAGCTACGCCGCCGGCGACCTGGAACACTTCATTGGCGAGCGCGCGATCATCAGCGACGAACTCACCAAGCAAGAGAAGATCGCGGCGCTGCAAACAGCCGGTGTGCCGGTGCAGCTTATCCTGCGGGAACTCGGCTATGACGAAGAAGACATTGAAGACGTGCTGGCGTGGCAAGAAGAACAGGCGCGCGGCGCAGTTCGCGCATTGGCTGCGAACGTGTTTGGCGAGGACGAAGCAGACGAGGACGTAGATGAAGACGCAGACACCGACGCCACAGCCGGCACCGAAGACGCCGAAGCGTAAACGAACGCACATTCCGCCGCTGGCGCCGGATCAACTCGATCTCGCATTGGATATGCTCAACAGCGCCAAGCTGCCGGCGCGGGCTGCGCGACAACTTGCCGACATCCTGCGTGCGGCCGCTGACCCTGAAGCCGAAGACCCAAAGGCCGTTTTAAGGGCCTTACCGGCCGCTAGACGGCGCAATGCAGCACGTACAGCGATGGTAAGCCGCAAAGCCGCACAGCGGGCCTTAAAACGCGGCGGCGCGCGTTTGCTTGAGATGCCGGATGATGAATGGGACGCGCTGATGAATGAGACACAGGATGCCGAATGACACCGCGCTCACCCGCGTCATTGGCCTGCTCTACTCAATGGAGCGCGACGACATCACGGCACTGGCCGGCGATCTACTCGAACGGCGTAAGGCGGCGTGGGTCACGGCGCTGCAGGAACTGGCGCGCGAACACGGCTGCCGCAGCCGCCGCGCGACCGCGCCGCGCCGCGAACAGTTAAAGGAACTACAGCGGCAGGCGCGTGAAGACGCGCGCTCGATTGCGCGGACGTGGAACCGCGACGTGCTGCGCGAAATCCGCCGGCTGTATGACGCCAATCCGCGCGGCAACCGGAGTTACTACGCGCGCAACATGGAACGATGGGCTGATGCGCGCTCGGAGTGGAAAGACCCGCAGATCGCACTGCAGACGGAAGCGACCACGCGCTGGTATGCACAGGAAGAATTCCGCCGGCTGAATGGGCTTAATGAGCGCTTCGTGTTCAGCGGCCCGCCGCCGACGTGTGAAGTCTGCGTGCGGTTGTTTGCCGCCGGCGTGGTCGATAAGCGCTTTGTGGAACGACATGCGACGCCTGTACACATCAATTGTCCGCACGAGTGGACGGTCGTCGCGCCAAAACAACTGCGGTGCAAGGATATGTGGCTTGGAGAATAGGAGCGCACGTTGAACGTGACCGTTGACCGCGAGATTGGCCGCCTGATCCGGAAGGGCGCTGAGTTCGAGATCGTCGAGCGCATGCTGCTCGACTACTTCCACGCGCGCCTAGATGCGGCGTTCACTTACGACGAGATGGTCGGCCAGTGGATATTGAATGTCGATCACGGCGACCGCGTGGAAGCCGCGACGTTCTACTCCTTTCACGAGATGCTTAGCAACCTGCTCAAGCGTCTCGACAGCAAGCGGAGCGAATAGCCGGCGCAAGCGCGCAGGCGGGTGCAAGTCCCGCCGCCGGTCATTGAACGTTACGCGCACGGTAAGCGCGGATTAGAGGAGAACAGACATGGGCGACGAGTTACAGCAGCAGCAAGTCACGGTCGAAAGCGCAGGCGCAACCACGGAAACCGCACCGGAATCAAAAGCGGGTGAACAGGCGCACGCGCAGTTTACGCAGGCAGACGTCAACCGGATCATTGCCGAGCGTTTGCAGCGGGCCGAAGCAAGTGCGACCGAGAAGCTCATCAAGGACTTGGGCGTCGACAGCTTGAGCGAACTCAAGCGCTTCTTCGAAGAAGCGCGGGCGAAGCGCGAGGCCGAGATGACCGAGATCGAAAAGGCGAACGCGGCACTGGAAGCAGAACGCAAGCGCCGCGCCGCCGCCGAAGAGCAGCTTCAACTCGCACATGCTGCACAGATGGCCGAGCGCCGGAACAGGGCGATTGAACGGGTAGCGACGAACGCGCACAGCAGCGCAGACATCATTCGTTGGGCCGAAACGGACGGCAAAGCCTTGCTCGACAAGGTGATCACCGAAAGCGGCGCGATTGATGACAAGGCTGCGCAGGCGCTGGTCGAGGCATGCAAGAAGCAGATGCCGCACTACTTCAAGACCGCCGGCCCCGGCTCGCCGTCCAATTTCGGCGGCGTTGTACCGTCGACCGATGACCAAGCAATCAGCCGCCTGCGCAAAGAGCGCGGCGGCTCACTAGTCAAGTTTTAGGAGGCCAAGATGGCAGTCGTTGCACTAACGACCACGCAGATCGCGCCGGTCTATCCGCAGAATGCCGAAATTTACGACGGTGTCGCTGCGGAGGCGATTGTGGCGGGTGAAGCATTGTATTTGACCACGACCGGCTTCGGTGTCGCTGATGCGAACGCCGCCGGCAAACAGCAGTTTCGCGGGATCGCGCTCAACAGCGCCGGCGCCGGGCAGGCGGTGAGCGTGCTTAAGCGCGGCCACGTCTACGGCTACACGGTGGCGGCCCTGACCGCTGACGATCCGCTGTATTTGTCCGATACGGCCGGCGATCTCGATACGGCGACCGGCACGCTCACGGTCAATACTGGCCGCGTTGTGCTGCTTCCCGACAGTTCGCTGACGAAGGTCGTCTACATCGATGCGGACTGGCTCCGCATTTGGGCGTAAGGGGGAACTGAGATGGCCGGTATTTTCGGTGCATTGAATCTGAACGATAGTGATCGCGTCTTTAGCGCGACCACAGGACAGCAGGCGATCTACGATGTGGCGACCCGCTACATTGCGGAAGTGAATGCTGACATGATGCGCGCGCTTTCGGTGTTTGTCGAAGGCACGACCACGAACCAAACCGAACGCTACAAGCTGCCCGGCGGTGGTCGGCTGCAGCGGCGCGGCGGCGCGGCTCCTTCGGGCGCAGTCAAGGCTTTCGGGTCTTGGGACGTCGCTTACCCGCTGGAAGACTTCGGCGCGCAGTTGGCCGTCACGGACGTCGACATGGCGTATATGACGGTTGCCGAACTCGACCTGCACATCAACACCGTGATCACGCAGTCGATCAACACCGTGCGCTTCGAAATCCTGCGCCGCATCTTCAACAATGCGGCCACGACCTTCGCCGATCCGCGTTGGGGCAACCTGACCATTCAGCCGTTGGCAAACAACGACGCAGTGGTCTACCCGCCCGTGGCCGGCAGCGAAACCGAAGCGACGGACGATCACTACCTGGAGTCGGGCTATCTGGCGACCGCGATCAGCGACGTCAATAACCCGTACATCACCATCAAGCAGGAACTGGTCGAGCATTTCGGGGGCGCGTCTTCGGTCGGCTCGAATGTCGTGGTCATGATCAACTCGGCGGAAACGCCTGAGACGGAAGACCTGACCGATTTCGACGTCGTTCCGGATCGCTTCATTCGCCCCGGCGCGAATGCCGACATTCCGTACAACATGCCCGCCACGCCCGGCCGCGTCATTGGCCGCACCAACGGCGTGTGGGTTGTCGAGTGGGACTGGATTCCGGCTGGCTTCATGTTCGGAACGGTGCTTGACGAACCGGCACCGCTGAAGATGCGGATTGACCCTGAAGACACCGGCCTCGGCGCCGGCCTGCAGTTGGTCACACGCGAACCGAACTCGCCGTACCCGTGGAATACGTCCTTCTGGCGTCACCGCTTCGGCGTCGGCGCAAGCAATCGCCTCAACGGCGTGGTCATGGAACTCGCCAACGGCGGTGGTTACACCGAGCCGGCGGCATACGCCTAATCGCGCAGACGTGACACGTAGGGGCGGCGCAATACCGCCCCTATAGAGGAGAAGCACAGCATGAGAACCAAATCCAGAGAAGACGTGCTGCACGTCAAACGTCTGCGCGCCGATCATCTTGAAGTCGACGGTCACACTGTGGCCGGCGGCGTGCTGGTGGGCGCGTCAGACGTGATCGATCTGAACGGCGTGGCCGATGCCTTCATTCTCGATGAAGACGGCAACGTGCGCCTTGACGGGTCAAGCTCCGGCAAACTGCGGGTGAAGATCAGCGGCGCGTATGACTTCGAGATCGCGGCCAATACCCTGACTGCGCTGTCGGGCAGCAGCATCAAGACCAACACCATCGCGGAAACGACCGCGGCGACTGGTGTCACCATCGACGGCGCGTTGATCAAGGACGGCGGGATTGTCCTTGCTGACGGCGCGACGTTGGAAGCCGACGCGATTAATGAAGCGGCCAGTGGCGCCGGCGTCACGGTTGACGGCGCACTCATCAAGGACGGCCGTAGCAACCTCGGACGCACGGTGCAGCCGCTGACGGAATCCGGCGCGATCACGATCAAGTCGGGCGTGGTCACCCTTGCCCATGCCACAACGCCGATTGAGGCGACACTGGCCGCACCAACGGCGGGCGACGAACTGATCATCATCAACACGAGCGCCAGCGGCACGGCTGCGCACACGGTGACGGTCGCGGCGGGTGTCACGCTCGACGGCACAAATGACGTGGCGACACTCGATGCGCCTGGTGATGCCCTGCACATGGTCGCAGTCTCGGCCACGCGCTGGTACATCCTGGAGAACATTGGCTCGGTGGGTCTGAGCTAATGAAGGCAACACGGGCGGCGGCGCGGCAGGCGACCGCTATCGAATCGACAAGTGAACAGGTGCAGCAGGTGATCGCGCGTCTGGCAGCGGTGGAAGCCAAGCTGGACGCGCTGATCGCCGCGCAAGCACCCGCGCCGGTGCCTGTCGTGCCGGAAGGAAAGGAACAAGCCCATGCCCGCCAGCGTTCGCGCTAGTGTCACCCCGACGATCACCGCCGGCGCTTATGGCGCTGCGGACGTGGTCGGCGGACTGCTGACATTCAATGTGTCCGGCACACCACAGGGCGGCATCCTGAATCGCGTGATCGTGGTCGATGACGACAATGAGAAAGCGGTGCTGACCCTCTACCTGTTCGGCACCAAGCCGTCGACGATTGCCGACAATGCCACCTTCACGCCAGCGGTGGCAGACCTGAAGGCATTGTTTGCCAAAGTCGCCATCGCCGCTGCTGACTACGCCGAACTCAACAGCAACGCCATCGCCATCATCGACGACATAAATTGCGTGCTGCCGGCGAACAACGGTTACATCTACGGCTATCTGGTCTGCACCGCGACGCCAACCTACACGGCGACGAGCGATCTCACGATCACCATCGACGTGCTGGCTGAAGGACGGAACTAATGGCACTCACCGCCGCCGAACTCGCGTTCGTGCGCGTCAATTCCGGCGACAACTGCCCGACGTATGACGTTGACGACCTGACGATACAGGCGATCTATGACAATGACCTGCCGGCTGAGCAGGGCAACGGCGATCTCGTGCGTGTGATCGTCTTCGTGCTGCGCCGGCGGTGGGGAATTGCTATTAATCAGGTCGAGATGTCCGGGACAGGGGTCACGCGCTCCGGCAGCGCGCAGGCGCAGATCAAACGCCTGCTCGACTATTGGGAAGCGCAGGCCGGCATGGGCGGGAATGGGGTGCTGACAATGGGCGCGATTGACGCCGATCTCGACACCGATGAGGTGAGCGCATGATCCGCCTACGCTACAGTTTCCGCGATGACGCGCTGGCGCAGTTGCGCGATGGCGCGCGCCAGTCACCGATGCTGATGAAGAACGCCGCGCGTGTGGCGCTCAATCCGATCCGCACGCGCGCGCTGGCGAAGCTCAAGCGCCGGCCGCGTCGGGTCAAGTACCCGATTGCCTGGACGACGCCGAAGCAGCAGCGCGCGTTCTTTGCGACTAAAGGCTTTGGCCGCGGCATCCCAACGCAGCGCACCGGCATGTTGTCAAAGGGTTGGTATTCGCGCTTCCGCTACAGCGCGCGCGATGTCTCGCTCGAATTTGGTAACCCGTTGCCGTATGCGACCTATGTGCAGGGCGAACGACAGCAGCGCTTCCACCGCAACACAGGCTACAC